AAAAGTTGACAAAAAATAAAATTTCATGCTATACTGGTGAGTAACACCATCAAAAAATGGTGTTTTGTTTTCTAAGGAGGAAACGATCATGAATAAATCGGCAATGATTGGCGTACTCTCAGGAGTGGCAGCGATAGCATTTTTTGCTAATTCGGCTGCTAATGCTGAAAATAATTTAAATTATAATTCCGTCTATGACGCAGATCTGACCGCGAAAGCGGTTTTTTCCGTTTCTAAGGAAGAAAATAATAAAACTAACAAAAAATATAAATATGGAACCCCTCTTGAAAAAGATGAACTAATTAAGATATTAAAGTCTGTTGGTTTTGAAGGTTATTCTCTTAAAGTTGCTTGGGCAACGGTAATGAAAGAATCTATGGGCACTCCTAATTCTTGGAATCCTAATAGAAAGACTGGAGATAATTCTTATGGCCTATTTCAAATAAATATGCTTGGAGAAATGGGTAAAGAGAGAAGAGAAAAGTTTAATCTAGACTCTAATGAAGATTTATTTGATCCAGTAAGAAATGCAGAAATTGCTTATCATATGAGCGATGGTGGAAAAGATTGGTCTGCTTGGAAGGGTATTACCTGGAAAACTAAAGAGTGGATAGAAAGGTATTAATCAACAACCTTATTCCATTTTCCTATAGGACATGATGCTTCTTTTAGTTTGGTTTTTTGATTCATAAAACATCCACATTTTTTACACTGCTTTGTTGTATTTATTAATTCTGGGCAGGACAAACAAATTTTATATCTTTGTTGTTGAATTTCTTTTGTTGTATGATTTTCTGGATTAAGCAGGTCCCAGGGTTTTACTTGGGCTTGAGACTCTTTCCAAATTTGCCATTTGCTTTTTTCAGACATTGTCAATGCTTATTGTTTCGTTTGTAAATGTATCGTTGTCTTCGTTATATGTTGCTCCTAATCTAACAATAATATGTCCTTCATTATCTTTTTTATTTGTTATATCTACAAATTTTGGATTACTTAAAAGTATTGCAACAAATCTATCAGATGCAGTTATAATATCAACCACTTCGCTGTCTATAATTACTGCCAATGTTGACATTTCATTAATTTCTTCTTGTGTTGGTTGTGACATTTTTTCTCCTTTATTTGATTATAGCATATTAGTTTTGTGCTGAAAAGTTATCTAATATAGAGCCAGAATTTGCATCTGATGGTGTTTTAATAATTCCAACTTTAGTTCCTTTTGTTGGACTAGAAGGAGTATTTGTTAAACTTGATCCAAGTTGTGAACTTAATCCAGCCCCAGAATATCCAGAAACTGTTATTGAATCTCCAGATGTTATAGCCTTTATTGAATTAACTTCAGAATAAGAAGAAGTATTGCTATTTAATTGATGTGTTGCAACTGTAGAAATTGTTCCAGAAACATTTTTATATAATTTTAATTCAGTATAATATGTATAATAACTTGTATCTACAAAATTACAATTTGCTATAGTAGAAACTGATGTACATATTGTTTGTGGTGGCACATAATTACAGTTAAGACTTGGGCCAGAACCAGTGCAAGTTTGAACTGGAGTTCCTGCACCGCACCCATCTTCAGTTACATTATATAAACATTGACCCATTGCTGGACTATAAAAACATCCAGATGGGCATGTATAACTACTTATTTCATATGAGTTTTGATAATAACCTGGAAATGTAGCAGTTTGTCCAGAATAGTATCCACTAGAAGTATAAACACTTCTATAATTTACAGAACTTGCCCACCATGAATTTGCGTCAGTTATCCAAAATGCTACTCCTGGTCCACCATCTACTATATCTGCAGAGACAGTAACATTTTGTGAATTGATATCTACAGTTGCCATTGGATAAGTACTTGCTGAGTCTGAAGATGTTGCTTGACTAGATGATATGCTCCAAGTTCCTCTTGTTGCACTCCAAGACTGACCAGTATTTGTTGTTCCTAAAGATCCGTTTGTTCTATTAAAATTATCAGTTATTAATCGTAATGCATTTGACATTAAGCCATATGCTTTTGCTGCTGCTCCTGCTATTGAAGATAATATTGGCATTTGATTTTAAGCAAATCTTGTCTGGGATGCCAGCACTGTAAATGTTGCACTAGCGGTTTTAATTATATTATACGCATAGGCATCTATAGACGTTGCATTACCAGATGAAGGTGCTGTGCCTCCTTGCCATTTTGTTGTTACACCAGTTCCTGTTCCATCTATTTGTACTGATGTATTGTAATATGCACTTGCTCCATTAGTATTTAAAAATACAACTGTAATAGAATCTCCAGTTGTCATAATAGAATCAAGAGTTGTGCTTGCATCTCCTCGAACATTTATTACAAAGTTTCCAGTGGCGCTTGTTGTATAGTACCAAACTGATGAAGTGTTAATATTTATATTTACAGTTGAACTTGCTGCTGTTGCAGAAACATTCATTCTTTCAAATGGTGAAGTAATTATTCCTTTTGTTTTTGCTAATGAATTATCTGCTACTGTTTTTACTGCAGTTGGAGTTGCTGCAAGAACGCTAGATGTTGTAGAGGTTGAATCACTAAGTTGAACAATTCCTGCAATTGATGTTGTTGCTGCTGGAAGTGCTTGCCATTTTAATCCCATACTCTGTGTTTCATCTGCAACAAGATAGTGTCCATCGCTACCTCTTGCTAAATTATCAACAGCGTTATCTGCGGTTCCAACAATTAAATCACCTTTAGCATCAACCACAGACGTTAAAACAACATTATCAATATCTGTTTCAAGTGTATCTATTCTTCCATCAATATCATCTAAATATTTTGAAATACCTGCAGTTGCGGTTCCTTCTGGCTCTACTTCTTGACCCCAGTGATAATATTTAAGTGCAACCTGTATGTCTGCAGCATCAGCCATTGCTGGAATTTTTGCTAATGGATATTTAGTACTACCAATATTTGTGGCTGCCATAATACAAATATTATAACATAGTTATTCTATGAGGCAGACGATGTGTTGTCTTCTCCAAGACTAATAGAAATCATAACATCGTAGTCGCCAGACAGATTTGACCAGGTAGTGCCACTTAAAGATTTAGCCTTAATTGAAAAATCCAATTCTGTACCAGTTAAAATTGGCTCTGTTATTACAGATGCAATAACGTTTGTAGTTCCTATAATATTGTGTTGAATTACAAATGCTTGTGAGGTTGCCATAATATTAAACATGTCTTCAATATCATATGTAAAATTTGCATTACCAGATATAAAAGTTACTGTTTCATTAACATTATAAACTAATGGAACAACTGTTGCAACTTCAGGAACTAAATTGCCTACTTGATCCCAAGAAGAATCAATATACTGATATATGTCTCCAGTAGAAATATCTAAATACATGTCATTTGATAATGGCGTTTCTGGTATTGTTAATGATCCTGGTAAGCCTGCACCGACAAATTGTTTACTTCCTCTTGTTCCAGTTTGTCCAATATCTACTGAAACTGTAATTTCTTCTACTGGACCATAAACAGAAAGTTCTGGATCAATAACAACTACTTCTGGCATTAGACTGCTCCAGTAACATCATCTTGAACAGTAATTGTTCCAGTTAATAAAGTATATCTAAGTGCTCCACCATTATAGATTTCAATATCATAGTAGTATGTTTCTCCGCCCTCTAAATCTCTTCCACCTGCTGGAGTTATTGTACATGTAATAGTATTGTTTGATGTATCAATTGTAGATTCTAAATCTGAAGAACCATTAGAAGTTAAAACTAAACTTCTATCGCTACCTCTTGCATCTGCTATTGTAAAAATTGCATCTCTTCCAGTTGCTTTATATGGAGAAAGATCTAATGCTGTTCCTGTAGAATCTTTTGGAGAAATAACAAAACGAAAAGTGTCACCACGATAATAGTCAAAATTATAAGTACCTGGAAATGCCATGACTTTATTATACCATTAAGAAACGTGAACTGTAATAGATTTAATTAAAAACTCAGAATCAAAATCTGATCTTACTTCTGCAAGTGGAGACTCTATTGTCATTTTTTCTGTTGATAAATATAAGTTTTGTGTTACAGAAAAGTCATAAGAATATTGATATTTTAAGTTTGCAACAAATTGAGTATAGGAAATTTTAGAATCTGGAAAAACTGTTCTGATCCAAAGTTCTGTATTATTATTATATGTTGTTACGTTAAAATCATAGGTTATTGCTACCTTTGCTCCAACCTTTAATCTTTTAAAATTTAATCTTTGAGTTTCTATATTCCAAAGATCTACAGACGTTTTTGGCAAAAAATCTTTATTTATAGACATGTTTCTTTTATCTATAGTTATTTGAGACCATCCATCGTTTCCTCTAGATAAACCAATTATGCTACATTCAGTATTTTTATTTATATATGATGCCCATCCAGGAAGTTGTCCTGAAGGTGGGATTGCATCCTTTCCATCTTTACCATTTTCTCCAGGATCTCCTTTATCGCCCTTTAAACCTTTCTCTCCCCTTTCACCTTTATCACCCTTGGGTCCGTCAGACCCTCTTGCTCCCTGT